GCTGTGAGATTTCTTTCCGGCGAGTTTGGCCGACACGATCACGATAGCCATGCCGGGGGTAGTGTTGGCTCCGCAGGTGACCGTGATCGTCCGCGTGAGGCCGGTTCCAGAGATGCTCACCGTCGATCCCGTGGACCCGAGCGGGTTGGCGAACTTGGCAGTCACCTCGGCGGCGGCATCGTTCAGCGTGACGGTTCGCTCAACCGACTGCCCAGCGGCGAGTGCAAACGGCTGCGGAGTCTCGATGATGGGGCGAGCCGGCGCAACGAACATCGTCGGCGTGACGCGAAGGTAATCGAACTGCGCCAACCCGACGACGGTGGTGGTGAACCGAACCAGAACAACCTGGGCGTCAGAGACGGTGAACGCCCCGACAAGGTCGGCATAGGTGTAGGCATCGGCCCCGACCATGCTGAGGGGCGCTCCGATGTCGGTCCACGTCTGCCCCTGGTCGGTGCTAACCGCAGTCTGGAATGTGCCTCCAGCCGGGCGATTGACATACCCGACGCGGATTCCGTAGGTGTTTCCTTCCGGCATGCCGACGCTGAACACGAGGCTGTCCCCTATGGCGTCGGTGGCCCAATCCAGTCGGTATCCGGCAGATGCCCAATCCCGATCTGCGACGACGGTGGACGGCTTGGCACTGTCGTGGATCAGCTTGTCGCACTGGTTGGCGCATGCGTTCCAGAGGCCCCACCACATGGGTTTCTTGCGGTAGTCGTAGCCATACGGCAGGCCGCACCCTGTGCCGGGGAAGGTCTTGTAGAGCCACGACCGGGCATCGGTGATGCCCCAGCAGGACATCACAGTCACCTTGGGGTAGGACAGCGCAACGCCGAACCAGTTGTGCATGGCATCGCCCTCGCGCATCTGATCCGCGAGGCTACCATCGAAGTTGTCGAAGTTGCTGGTGTTCGGGACGGAGATGGCGTAGTCCATTTCCGTCAGGTGGATCTCGAAGGTTGCTGGGATGTCGTTGATGCGGGCAAGCTGCGTCCGCATCTGCGCGAGGCTGCCGGGGTCGGCGGGGTCGAACCCGCGAACTGTCCCAAAGTGCGATTGCAGCCCGACCCAGTTGATCGGGGCCGGTCCACCGGGACGCGCAGGGTTGAGGATGTCCACGAGCATGGCGTAGTATCCGTCACCTTTGCCAACGCCCGCTCGCTCCACGTCGAAGTCGTTGATGCCGAGACGGTAGCCGGGGAGGTATTGCGCGGCGAGCTTGTACGCCTCGACAAGCCAACGGTGCTGGTCGGGGTCAGATGCGTATCCGAAGCCAGGGCTGCGCCACCAGATAGTCTCGCGGATCCCCCATCCCAGATTGTACGGTCCAAGCTCGTTGAAGATTTCGAGGTCCGTGATGGTCGCGGGCGCGTTCATGCGGATCGCGTCAAACTGCGAGATCATCACGTTCCGCAACTGCTCGGGGGTGACTCCGGTTCCCGTTGTTGCACGAACGGGGGGCTGCGTGGTGTCATCCAACCAGTTGGGCATGTTCTGGAAGTAGAACAGAACGTGCTGGCGGAAGCGAGCGCCGATGGCGCGGGCATACTCGACGGATTGGTTGTAGTCATCGAAGTTGTAGACCCCAGCGAAGTTGTCCCCGCTGAACACCCCGCCACCCGCCCAGCGATCCATCTTGCCGACGTTCTCGGGGATGTATTCGTTACCCTCCAGCGCCGACAGCGCCAGAACCTCGGGGATCATCACATTCTTCGGGTCGCCGGCCATGCCGAACGCCACGCCATAGTTGGCCTCGGCGGCTTCCTTGACCGTCTCATGGATCGGAGGCGTCGGCGGGCCAAGGTTGGCGGGTCGCCAGTAGCCGGTGAAGAGTCCGAGTCCGCGCATGTTAGCCCACCCTCTCTTTGACGACCTTGACGGTATCCTTGGACTGCTCTTTCTCCAGCGTTTCCGTCAGCACCGGCCACGCATTGCCGTGCCGCTCCAGCTCGGGCTTGGCGCGTTCGATGCCGTCGATGATCTCGTTGCGCTGACGCTCCAGGCGCTCGGCGTCCGCTTCCGCCTTGGCGCGGGCCTCGGCCTCCTCGCGGGCGGTCTTGCCGCGCTTGAGCGCCGCCCAGCCGGCGGCAGCGGTGGTGATCGCTCCGAGCAGGGTGCCGGCAATGCCGAGCGGGCCGGCGAGCGCCGGCGCGGCAGCCATGATCGCTCCGACCTCGGGCATGGTGACGCGCCGCTCCTCGGTGGTGTTCGTCACCGTGTCCTGGGTGCGCTGCATGATATGCCGCACGGGCTGGATGACCACCTGCCCAAGCAGCGGCACGTCGGCCACCAGCGGACCGGTCAGCGTCTCGACGCGCTCCACGGTCTTGCGCTGCTGCGTCTCCTCACGGGTCGTGCCGCAGCCGGCCGCCCACAGCAGAGCGAAGGCCAGCGCCAGCCACAGCAGAGCGGCGAGGGTGTCGGAGGCGGCGATCTTACCCATGTTGCATGATCCGGTCGGTAGGGGCGTCCGATGGGGCGGGCGGAAGCTCATCGCTCGACGGCGGGCGGCGAACCTCCAACGCACGCGGCGGGCGCGGCGGCGCGGCAGGCTCCTGCATGCACGGCCTGACGGTGATGGTGTCGATGAGGCGAGCGAGGACGACGCGGTGGGCCTGCCGCTCGCGACGGCTCTCGCGCATCTCATCGGCCACGGTGCGCGCCAGGACCTCGGCCTTGCGACCGAAGTCTTGGGTCGTCTCCAGGCGCTCCTGGTTCATGGCTTCGATCTGCTCGTCGCGCTTGGCGATGACCTTCTCCAAGGTGTCGATGCGGCTGTTCAGCGCCTTGAGATGCGCCTGGAACAGCCACTTGACCACCCACGCGAGGCCAATGGCGACGACGAACGTGACGCCAACCTTGTCGACGGCGTCGATCACTTGGGAGAACATGGACGGGGATGCGTCGGCCATGGTTACGCCCACGCCACAATCTGCCCGGCCCCCTCATTCGTCCACGGACCCGCGCCACCGAACGCGGTCTGGAGAATGCGGACGGTAGTCGCCAGCGACGTGTCGACGGTTCCAAGGACCAGCGGGCCGAACACAGGCATGACCCGGCGCGTGAGTCCGTCGAACGTGGACACAGACGCAACAATCTGGACAGTCGGGGCGACACCTGCTGCCGAACGGGCGATGACAAGAATGTCGACGCTCCACAACACGGACGCTCCACCGGGGGGTGCAAGGTCCTCCAGAATGAGGTTGGTTTCAGCCCCCGCGCCGTTGCGGAAGCCGATAAGGATGCGGAAATTGGTCGTCCCCGCGGGGGTGGTGATCGTGCCGCCGGCGCAAATGTGCAACGTCTGTCCGGTCGCGAACCCCGTCACGTCCTCCGCCACCGCTTCGCCAATACCAGCCACGACGGGGGCGTTGTAGTCCACGCCGATCAAGTCGCCACCGCCGGCTGGCCCAACAGGGCCAGGGTCCCCCTGCGGCCCGGCAGGGCCGGCAGGTCCCGTCGGCCCCGTGGGGCCAGTTGGCCCCGGCGGGCCTACGATGCCTGCAACCGGCTCCAGGGACCAGTTGCCGAGCGCATCGCGGTAGGGGAAGCCGTCGCCCACCAGCAGCGAGATATCCTCAAGCTGCTGGCTCCACGGCATGCGCAGCGCGAGCGCCTGCGCAAGCGTCAGCCTGACGGTGACGCCCCCCTGGACGGCGGCAATCAGCTCCGTCTCGGTGGTGGTCGCGGACCCTGCGGAAAGTTGGCTGATCTTGGGCATGTGTCACTCGGGGGTGATGCTGGCCTGGGGGCTTTCCCCCTGCACAGGGAAGCCGCTCTCGGTGAGGATCGCGTCCAGTGGCAGCACGATAGGTTCGATAGCGACGAGGTCCAGTTGCACGAACTGGCCGCGGAGCAGTCGGTAAGCGGCCGGGAAACGCGGGTCGTCGTCGGCGGGGTAATCGCTGTTCGCCAGGAATGCCGCCTCGCCGCCGCCGCTCTCGTTGTGCAGGGTGAGGCTCCCGTTACCCGGCAGGAAAATGTCGAAGGTCTGGTCGCGCGCCTCGGGAAGCTGCTGGTCGACAAGGCCGGCGAGCGGGTTGAACAGCCCGGCCGTGAGCAGGATGTCCTCCTGTGCCGTCGACACCCACACGAAGTCGGTGCCGCCAAGGGGGGCCATCTCGCCGGGCGGGAACGAAACGATGCCTGGGGCCAGCGGCACACCACCGGCTGCGATGACCGCCGACATGCTCTGGAAGGCGTGGGTCGTCCGCATGTAGGTGCCAACCGCGAAGTTGACCGACAGCGGCTGATTGGCGTAGGAGGTCACGAACGGGCGGTCGGTGACGATGCGGTCGGGGCCGGCGAGGACGGCCACGATGCGGTGGATCTCGCCGCTGGCGAACACCAGTGGGACACGCTCGGTGTCCAGCAGCATCGGCGCGACGTCCTCCGCGAAGTTAGTGCCGCTGGCCGCGACGACGGTGTCCGAGCCGACCAGCGTGTTGGCGAGGCCGCGAATGGCGCACGGTGAGGCAGAGAACAGCGTGCGCGAGGCCGCGAAACGAGCGCGGAATCGCAGACGGTAGATGCGTTGCGCATCCCCATCCATGCGGAACGTCGTGTGGGTGGTTGCAACCTGCGAGGAGAAACGGAACAGGCCGGGCGTCTCGGCCGGGATTGCAGTCGGGTTCACGACAGCGGGGATGGCCGAATCGGGCTTGATGCCCCGGCGAATCTCTCCGATGCGCGCCGCGAGGTCGGTCAGCATGCCGCGCATTTCGGCGCTGAACGCTCGCGCGTCCACGCTGCCGTCGCGCAGCCGGGTGCGCGCTTCCATCGCCACGCCGAGCGCAGCGATGACCTCATTCACCTTGGCGGTCAACAGGCGCACGACGCCGTCGAGCGCCGTGGCGTTCACCCGCCCGTCTCCAGCCGGGACCGCGATGGGCGGGATTGGCGTCATGCCCGAGCGTCCACGGCGGCGTTGGCGATGGCGATGAACTCGGCGCGACCATCGTCGCTCAGATGGCGGGCCTCCAGCACGCCGTCGTCGAGCTGGTTGTCATCGCGGGCGATGACGTCGAGCGCGGCGATGACCTCATTCACCTTGTCTGCGATCATGCCGAGCGCGAGGTCGAGCTGCGCGAGGTCGACGAGGTCCGTCGCCTGGGTGCGCGCTCCGACGAAGCTGTAGGTAACGACCAGAGGTTGGACGCCGAAAGGCATGGTTAGCTCGCGCGAATGAGAAAGAGGACGCCGACGTATGGGGGGCGCAGGTTGGCTGGCTGCGTCGGAATCGTTTCCAGCGCGTTGCCAGTCGCAGCATCCCCGACGATGCGCTGGTTGTTCGGGAGGCTGTAGGTATCACGTCGATACGCCACATTGCCCGTACCTGCATATTCAATGCCGTTATTCGATCCGCTGAATGCACCGTTCCTATTGATGTGATAGTGATTCCCGACCTCGTAGCGCGTCTGCGTGTGCTGCTGCTCGCCGCCGTAGTCTCCAGGGACAGTCGGGCTGGTCTGGAACACGATGTCGGCGGTGGCCTGCACGGTCCACCCGCCACCGTTGAGCGTCACGGTAGCCCCGGTCGGATCCCCGTTGCCGATGTTGGTGACGATAATCTCGCGCACCGTGGTCCCATCCATGACCGCTCGCGCGGTGGCTCCGACGACAGCGCCGCCGCTGATGACGACCTCGGGTGCGCTGGTGTACCCCTCGCCGCGATTGGTGATGCGGATGTTCCACCCCTGCGCCGCCGACGATGTCGGGGCGAGGAGAAAGTCGTATGTGAACCCGATGCCCGGCGCACCGAACGCCGGGATCGTGAGGCTCACGTTGCTGGGGTCGGTGGTCGGGTTCGCGGACGCGGTCACACCCGACACCTGCCCGCCAGTGACGACGTCGACCTTGACCACCTGCCCACCGGTGACGGTGATGTTGGCGGTGATCGGGGAGGAAATGATGGTCGACCCACTGGCGACGATGACGACGGGGTAGACACCGTTCGTGTACCCCGCACCGGGGGCGCGAACGTTGATCTTCTGCACCGTGCCGGCCGCTGCGGCGTTCGGCCCGTTCGCCCCCATCGGCGCACGGCCGATGAAGTTGGGGAGCTTGAACTTGGTCGGGGTGCTGGGGCGTCCGTACAGATGACCGATGACTCCGAACAGGTCGGGGTTGGCCGAAATCAGCAGCTCTGAACCGTCGCACACCAGCCACCCCGCCGGAACGCGAAGCGGGAAACCACACCACATGCGGATCTCGCCCAGCAGAGTATCGGACGCTCCCCCGCCCCCTTCGGTCGGCGGGATGACGCTCAACGGCAGCATGCCGCCCTCATCCAGCGCCGGCGGATTGCCAGGAGTGTTGAGGTCAAGGTCGGTGATGAGGCGCGCATCGCGCGGCGTCCCCTCGTTGGTGCGCACGCGGGGGAATCGCGTGTCGAGAACCGTCTCCCCGGGCTGAACGCCGACGCCCAGCGTGCGGAGCGGCAGGCGCAGGCGACCGAGCGTGGCGTCGAACAGAGAGCGGATGCGCATGGTCTACCCGATGACGATGACGGTGACGACCTCGCCTGCCGCCGGCGGGGTCTGGAAGGTGACGGTGACGATGTTCTCGTCGAGGACGTCGTCGTCCGCGTCCTCGCTGATGCCCGTGCTGTCGCGCAGGCGCACGATCACGTCGCGAGTGCCGAGGTTGTGGGTCACCGGGAAGCTGGTGGCGATACCGTCGCCGGTGATCGTGCGCACCGCCTTGCCCGCACATGCGAGATTCTCGCGCGCCTCGGCTGTCGTGCTGGCCCCGGTGCCGCCCAGGTGGACGGGGATCGGGAAGGGGCCGACGACCTGGAAGAACACCAGCGGGTCGGTGCCGACGACGGGCTGGTCGGTAACATCACCACCGGCTTCGATGGCCCACACCGTGTGCTTGTGGATGTCGCCATCCGTGACGATGACGCCCCAGCCCTTGCCGCTCGCCTCGCCGGCGGGGAGATCGTCCGCGCGGAGCCAGATGCCAGTCGGGCTTTCGGCGCTGCCGAAGGTGTAGGCGATCCACAGCCCATTCTGGTGCGGCGCATCCTGCGCCGTCAGGAGGACGCGGTCGCCATTGGCAAGGATCACACCGTCGATGTTCTGGAGGCCGTAGAAGCTCTCCAGGTTCTCCGTCATCACCGCGCGCACCGGCAGGCGGTAGTCCATCGCGGCGGTGGCGATGGTGCCTTCGACCGCGCTCTGGAGGTAGGTCGCCAGCTCGGGGTGCAGGTTGCGCAGGCGCACCAGATCGTCGGTGAGCGTGTTGTCGTCGCGGATCGAGACGCCGAGCGCCTGGATCAGCGCCGCGATGTTGGCGCTGATGGCCTGGAGCTGCGCCTGGAGCGCGACGTCGTTGATCTGCCGCTGCGGCGCGGGGTCGCTCGGGAAGTCGAACGACGGGACGTAGGGCTGCGTGGACGGCATGGAGGAGGTTCCCGTGACCTAGCGGTTGCGCAAGACGTAGTCGAAAGCGAGGCTGTCCAAGCTATGCCCGGCGGGGTCGCGGCTCTCGAACTCCACCGCGATCCCCGGCCCCATGACCGCCAGCGGGACGCGCTGGAAGCCCATCGTCGTCCCCTGGACACTCGGCGGGCCGGGGGTGTTCTCGCTCAACGCCGAGGGGTTCATGTAGACGCGCAGCGTACAGGTTCCCTCCTGCACCACTTCACACTGCGTCAGTTTCTTGTTCCGCTGGGGGCTTCCGAGATCGCAGTAGGTGAGCCGGCCGCGACTGCGGTAGGGCAGATCGGCGGGGTCGGCGTCGTCGCGGAACGTGGCGTCCGCGGTCGTCACGCGCTTGATGTCGCGGCCAATGCGCATGCACAGGTCGCCCTGGTGGATGAACAGATCGTCGACGGCGGTGACGCCAGCGAAGCGCCACAGGTTCCACCCCAGGACCTTGGTGTCGACGTGCTTGAACAGCACGAAGAACGTGAGGCCAGCAGGGTCGGACGCGGCGCAGGTGACGTAGGCGCGCAGATTCGGCCACCAGATCGCCCGCGTCAGATCGGGGACGGGGATGCCACGCAGAAGATCGCCAATGCCCAGGAATCGGATGTAGTCCTTCCCCATCCCATCGGGGGAGAACAGACGCACCCCGTTGGCGGTCGGCAGCGCCGTATCTCCGTCGATGAGAACACCGCGAGGGGCGGTGTGGATGCCGCTGCTCTGGCCGTCCTTCGACAGCAGGCGCATATCGGCAAGGGCGCTCGGGCCGACACCCCACAGTTGCAGGCTGGCCGAGAACTGCACCAGGAGGCGGTTCTGCGCCACGCTGATGGAGAGCGGCAGCTCGCCGGAGCTGTCGTAGGTGGCGGTGCCGAGCGAGCCGGCGTCGTCGCGGCCGGCGTTGTTGAACGTGGCGTCAGCCTCCTGCTCCGCGTACCACTCGTTGCCGGCATCCGCGATCTCGTAGGCGTAACGGTAGCGCGGGTCCCGAAGGCCGATGCCCGTGTAGGCAGTTGAGAACGGCGCATCGACTTCCATGTCGGTGTCGCTGCCGATGAAGCGCACGTTGCGGCGCTCCCCGTTGATCTCCACCTGCCGGCCGATGTTCAGCTCCGAGCGGAACAGGGTTCCGACGCCACTCACGCGCGTGCCGTTCACTGTGACGGTGACATTGCCGGTCAGAGCGTAGAGGAAGGTCGTGCCGCCGGGGCCACTCTCGACGTTCGCCAAGATGCGCGACCAGTACCGCTCCTGGCCGTTGAACGGCATGCTCGACGGCACGCCGAGGATGGTGGTCGGGACCGGGATCGGCGCGTCAGGAACCGCGGCGGCGATGTAGTATTCGTCGCCGGCGGTGGGCAGCACGGGCGTCTGGTAGGTGTTCACCAGATGGCCGCGACCCTCATGCGTCAGCGAGCCGCCGACCACGGTGCGGTCGACGGTGACGTAGAGGCCCGTCGTCAGGATGACGGGAGCCTTGGCCAGCGCGCGGAAGCGGAACACGCGCCCGTCGCCAGGGAAGCGGATGGTCAGGCGCGTATGCGGTGGATCGGTTGGGACGAACGGGTTGGGGATCGGCTGGACGGTGTAGTCGCCGTATGCCGTGATGGTGGTCTGCTCGCGCATCTGCGACCACGTTCCATCGGCAAGGCAGGCTTCGCAGACGTAGGCGGCGTACCGCTGGTCCGAGACGAGGTCGAGGTAGGGGACCGGAAGGTCGATGGTGAAGTCGCCCGGCTGGTTGGTGGTGATCCAATACCACCACTTGCCGTCGACGAGAATCTCCTCCGGTGTGCGGGTATTCCAGATGCGCGGCTTGCCGACCCCCGAGAAGGCAACATTGCCGTCAGGGCGCGAAACGTAAATACGGTCGGCGCTGATCGCCATGCGCGGGGTGTAGTCGAAATAGGCCCCAACCGTCCCCTCCCCGAACACATGCTGCGGCAGCTCAGAGGTCCACGTCGTCGGGAACGCCGGGTCGAGAACGTAGGTCGGCCGGGCGTCATCCCACACATGCAGGAACGTGCGCCATGGAGCCGCAACGCTGTCGAAGCGGTGGGCGATGATGGCGACGAGCTGCTCGTTGAACGCTTGAAGATCGACCAGCCGCCACTCGGCCGTGGCATTGGGCGGCGCGTCGAAGAACACCGTCGTCGCCGGCACCGCCGTGGTGTGTGTCACCGACGCGCCAGCCGGAGCCACGGTCACCAGTCGACCGTTGATGTAGAATCCGCCGGCGGCGTTGGGTGAAAGCTGCCCAGTGACGTCCCGCAACGGTGGCCGGCGGCGCAGCTTGCGCCCCTCGGTGATGACGACGTTCTCCAGGTCGAAGAACTTGTTAGCCACCCGCGACACCAGCCCAAGTCGGCGGTCAATTCCACTGCCGAAGTCGTCGATGGTGAGGCGGGAGCCGTCGCGCATGTTAGATCAGCCCCTGTGGGCCGCTGTTGAACCCGGGCATCGTCGGGCGGCGGTCCCAGCTCGGAAGCAGCGATTCGTCGAACCCCTCGCCTTCGGCCAGATCCGCTTCGGTGGACATGGCGAAGGTGCTCCCCTGCGACTGCCACGCCATCAGCGCGTTCTTGCGATCCATGTAGAGGCCGAGGTAGTAAGTCGCCATGCGGTCGTCGTTCATCTGCGTGGCGATCATGCTGGTCGCCATGTAGATGATGAGCATGGCGTCGACGATGCTCACGCTGTTCGGCTCCGGCATCGTCACCGGCCGCAGGTAGTCGAAGCGCACCTTGTAGGGCTTGTCGCTGTAGGGCCAGAGGATGATCTGATTGCGCTGCTCGTAGACGCGCGGGCGGCCCTGCACCGCCTTGAACGACTCGCCCCCCGCTGCCTGCTGCTGATCCTGGTCGGCATGGACGGGGATGATGCGCGGCGAGAGGGGGTAGTACCGTTCAATGTCGGGGTCGAACACCGCTGCGGCTCGAATGCTGCCCGGGCCGCTGTTCTCGGGGTAGTTGAGGGTGTTCTGCTCGGCTTGGAGGTCGACCGTCATGCGCCCCTGGGCGTTCACCCAGGAGCATTCCTGCTGTGCCTTGAGCGCCGCTTGGTTGATGGCGACGATGTGCTGCTCGGCCACCTGGGAACCCAGGTCCGACGTGGTCTGCACGCCCAAGGACGCCCTGCACTGCCGCAGGATCTCATCACGGCTGCAATGGAACTCCAAGGCTAGGCCCCCCACAGGGGAGCCTAGCCCCTATCCTCACCCCTTCAAGGCGCGACGAATGGCCTCCAACTTGGCCTTGGCCTTGGTGCCGGCGGCGTCGGCCAGCTCGTCGTCGGGGATCTGCCCGTCGCCGCACAGCTCGGCAAGCGTGGCGACAGCCAGCGCGTGCTGCTGATCCAGCCCGGCGTCCCCCAAGCGCTTCACGGTGGCCTGCTGGGCGTCCTCGGCCTCCCCCTCGGCGGCGACCATCTGCATGGCCTGCTCAGGGGTCATCTGCGGGTCGGCTTCGAACGCCTGGATGGCCTTCACCAGCGGCGCGGCCTCGGGCAGCTCCAGCTCGCCGGCCCCGTCGCGGCTCGGGTCCGCGATGTTGGCGATGTCCTCCAGCTCTTTGCCGGTGATGGCTTCGAACGCGGCAGCGATGGCGATGTCGGGGTCGGCGGGCTTGCTGGCCCCCAGGCGGGCCATCGCCACGTCGACTGCGCCGGTCCATGCGTCGAGCTGGCGGCGCAGGACGTCGTGGAGGCGCTTGAGCTGCTCGGCCGGCTCGTTGCCCAGGAACACGCTCGGCACCGAGAACACCCCGTTGGTGCGCGGCACCACGAAGTTGGTGTTCATGCGGTCCAGCTCGGCCTTGAGCTGCTCCTGCGACAGCGGGACGAGGCGGTTCAACAGCGGAACCCACTCGGGGGTGATGCGGACGGTGCCGCCGCCCGATTCCTCGTAGAAGCGGCGCAGAAGCACCGCTTCGTGCAGGTTGATGTCGGCGCTGAACTCGCGGTCCCCGACCTTGCACTCCGCGCGCACACGGATGGCGTAGGCGACGACCTTGCTCGACCCCTTCCAGCCCATGTCGGGGCCGCTGGAGTACGCCCTGCGGACGATGCGCTTGGCGCGATCCGTCAGGCTGTTCTCAGTCAACGGGGGGAGGAGGGACGCGGGGCGGTCCTCGGCGGTGATGGTTTCGGCCACGGGATGTTCCAAGGGGAGGCCGTTTCCTGACGCCGCACTCCCCCGAAGGGGTTGCCGACCCGTTGCCGCCCACACAACGGTGGGCAGGGGGAATCGAACGCTTGGCGGGGCGTACCTCTTGACACTGAACCCCACCGGCCTTGCGGACGGTGGGGTGCAGGTAGACCAATGGCCGTTTCAGATCGTCAGGCGATGAACATCAGACCCTGGCTGCGCGGCATGTCGCACCACGCGGTCCACTCGCCGTGGATGCTGGTGCGCATGAGGCGCTGGTTGTAGGGCATCGCGTGCGGCACGGTCATCTCGGTGATGACCGGGATGATGCCGAAGTGCGAGAAGTTCCAGAAGTCGATGCGCTTGTGCCAGTTCTCGGTCGGGTTCTCCTCGCGCAGCAGGTAGTACACCGGATCGTTGACGATGAGGATGTCCTGGTACGAGAAGCAGTCCTGGGGCAGCGAGATGTTGTACTTCTCGCCACGCTTGAACGCGATCTCCTGCGCGCGGGCGTAGTCGACCTTGCCCGCCACCGCGCCGGTCATGCCGGCGGCGAGCGGGTTGCTGCCGGTGCTGCACAGCAGGTTCACCAGCAGATCGTAGACCTCATCGCCGCAGGAGATGTAGTCGATCTTGGTGCCGCCCGCGAAGCGGTTGGTGTTGCGGATCATGCGGAAGAACTCCAGCATGATGTTGTCGACGGTGACGCCGGTGGTCAGGTAGTGCTGGAACAGCTTGTTGGTGCGGCTCCGGCGACCAATCAGACCGCTGGTGTTCTGCGAGCCGATCAGACCGTCGCGGCCGGTGAAGCAGCGCGGCTGGTCGGCGTTGGCGGTCATGAACCGCTTGCGCAGATCGTTCATCCAGTCGTACTCGACGTCGTCCATCGTCTGTTCGATGATGTTGACGACCCGCTCCAGCACCGACCGATCCGAGCCACCCTCGCGGATGCCCTTGTTGTAGTCGATGCGGATGCCATTGCGCTCGATGGTGTCGTAGATCAGTTCGTAGCCGTAGTGACCCTTGCCCACGTCGAACACCATGTCCGAGAGGGTCTGCTTGTTGGCGAAGGTCAGGATGTCCGCGCCCTGCCACCACTGGAGGCGCTGGCCGCGGTTGCCCTTGACGTGGAAGCGGAAGCCGCCCTGGACCGGCGGGCCGAAGGTCTTGGCGCGACCGAGCGCGTACTTGAGGGTTCCGCTCTCGACGCGGTCGAGGGCGGTCACGTCGCCGCGGTTGGCGATGCGACGGGAGAGAGTGGCCTGGGCCAGGAAGTCGATCTCTTCCTGGGTGAGCTGGGTGTTGTCGACGGGCATGGGAGACTCCTGCGGCTAATCAGCCGCGAGATAGTCCACCGCGCTGGAGACGGCGTTGGCGTCACCTACAGCGGGGCGGTTGCCCCCACCGGCAGGGCGCACTCCTGTCAGGGTGCGAGTTGGTGTGGCCGGCGGGGGCGTGGATGGACGGGCAGGAACCGGGGGTTTCGCCGTCGTCGCCGTGTGGGCGGCCTTGAGAATCTCGTACCGAGTCTGCGGGTCGAGGGCATCGAACACCGCGGGGACTTCCGCGACCGTCAGGCCGGGGAAGCGCTTGATGACCTCCTGCTTGGTCGCCGGATGGCGCAGCAGCACGCGCACCTGCTCGCCGGGGTTCTGCACCCCGAGGGCGGTCAGATCCGACATGAGTTTCCGGCCGTAGAGCTGGACCATGTCCACACCTGACGGGCGCTCCTGAGGAGCGGGGGCGGGGGTGGTGGCCGGCTGCGGCGCGGGAGGATTCACCTTGGCTTGCGGTGCCGCCTGAGAGGTCTTACCCTCCAGAGCGGCGAGCAGGCGCACGCGCTTCTCGTCATAGCCGTAGACCTCCACCAGATCCCGCATGTCGGACGTCAGTTCACCCTCGAAGGGCTTCACTTCCGCTGCGGCGGGGGTGGGGGCGGCGATGCCGATGCTCGCGCTGATGCGGCCGATGCTCTCGGACAGTGCCTTGACGGTCGCCAGATCCTGGGGCGCGGGCTGACGCCCTTGCTCCAGTGCCAGGAGACTGCGGTTCACCGCGGCCTGCGCCTTGACGACGCCGGCGAAGTGTTCCGGTGGCACGAACCCGATGTCCTCGCGCAGATCGAAGTCCTCGACGAGCTGGTTGTAGCCGCGACCGATTTCGATGTCGGGCTTGGCCTTTTCCAGCTCCTCGCGGGAGGTTCGCGCGGCGGCAAGGACCTTGTCGAACCGTTCCTTGGTGGCAGGCCGCCATGCGGCCTTCTCCTCAGGGGGTGCGTCGAGGTCGTCGTTGGTACGGGATTTCAAGGCCTCATCGGTCGGCTTGGCCTCGGGTGCCTTGGGGGCCTCCTTCGGCTTCTGCGCGGCCTGCGTCGGCGTGCCTGCCGGCGGCTTGGCGGCATCGGGTTTCGCCTGGGTCGCCGGCTTGGCGAGGCGGTCGATGGCTGCCTTGATGGGGTCGGGCTTGGACGGCTTGGAGTCGCCAGCGGCGAATCGACCCTGCTCATCGCGGGGGCGGTCGTCCTTGGGCGTCTCCTCTCCATGCGGGGTGGAGGGGGCGGGAGCGGCGTCGGTGGGAGCAGCGCCGGTGTCGACCGGCTGCGTCGGCTGCGTGTCCACCGGAAGCTGTTCCGGCTGTGAGGGGGGCGAGTCCTCACGGGGTTCCTGCCCGTTCAACGCGGATGGCACGGGGGCGAGCCTACGGGTTCACATAGCCCCGGTCAAGGGGGCTAGGTGATCGACGGCTTGGGGGCGCTCTGGAGGGCGTTGTCGGCCTGCTCAGCGGGGTCGACCTCGCTCCCGTGCGCGCCTTGGGCTGCCGGCGGGCCGCCAGGGGCTTTGGCGTCGGCTTTCGCCCCCGCCTCGGCCGCCGGGGCGGCTGCCGTCTGGAGGGCCGCCTGCGCCAGATGCTTGGCGATCTCCATCGGGCTGATGGCCGGGAACGCCTCGTCGACGATGTTGGCCCCGCCGACCAGCTCGGCATGGTGGAGGACGATGGGCCGCATGTTGAAGGGCTGGCCGAGCGCCTGCGCGGTCGCTCCGATGCCCTGGAGAGCGGTGGCCAGGATGCCGAGCATCTGGAGGTTCTGCTGCTTGTCCAAGCGGCTGTTGAACGTCGACTTGACCTCGACCTTGAGCCGGCGGAACAGGCTGGTGCGCGTCATCGGTTCGATGCCGCCGTAGGTCTGCATCATCTCGCTCTGCCAGATCGGTGCAGCGGCGGATTCCACCTGAGCCGCGACCGCCTGCGGCGTCGGGACCGCGCCCGTTTCCACCACCTGCTGCTGCACCTGCATCAGCACGCTCTGCGACGCAGTCTGCATCGCACGGGCCTGCGCGTCCTCCATGATCTGCGCAGCCTCGACCTCATCGTAGATTTCCGGCCACACGGAGAACGGGCCACCCATGAGCTGCACCTCATCGCGAGTCAGCTCCATGAGCAGCTCCTCGCCGGTGCAGGCGAGGAAGTTGTCGATGGCGCGCTTGATGTTGTTCTTGCGAAACTCGGTGGCGATCTGCGAACCGCTGGCCGCTACGCTCACTTCGGTCGCGAAGTTGGCCGAGCCGGTCTGCCCCATCGCCTGCACGGGCAGGCTGCCCATGAGGTCGAGGTCCTGCTCGTCCTTCATGGTGTTGAAGCTCTCGGGGTTGTAATCGTACTTCCACCACTGGACGAGATCGTCGATCTTCTGCGCCGTGGTGCCGAAGTTGATGCCGCGGAGCTTGCCGGGTTCGATGTCCTGCAACTTCACCATTTCCTTTTCGTCCACGCCCGCGGAACGGTTGTAGACGCCGCGTGGCAGGTGCAGCCAGCGGGCCTTCTCCTCGTCGCTGCGCTTACGCAGGATGCGGGCCTGGATGTCGCGCTTCAACTCCACCGAGCTGGCACCGTACAGTTCGCCGGGGACGCGGTTCGCCGGCAGGACGTAGAACGGATACCACTGCTCGCTGCGCTTCTGCGGGACGTACTTGTCGACGAACTGCGGGATGCCGCGGATGAGCGTGTAGACGGTGCGGTCGCGCTTGCACCAGATTTCGCGCACAAGGTACTGGCGCTGGAGCGGATCGACGCCCGTCATGCCGGCCGTGCTGGACACGTTCACCGGCGTGGCGTTCGGGGTCGTGAGCTGGCGATTGCGGCTGGCGCGGTTGCGCGCGTTCGGGTCGGTGGTGCTGTTGCTGGTGTCCCACGGCATGGCGTTGGTCAGCTCGCTCGCCAGGACGCCGAGTGTCTCGCCATTGACCCCGACTTTGTAGGGGAACCGCGCCAAGATCGCCTCGCCGGTCATCAGCGCGTCATGGAACATCGCGCTGGCGTCGTACATATTCACGACGTCGGTGGCGTCCTCAAGAATGCCGAATGCGTCGAGAGGGAGAAGCTGGACATCAAAACCGAACCAGCGGGTGATGCGCGCCTTTTCCTTGAGTGCCGTCAGCCCCTGCATGAGCTGGGCAAATTTCGCGTCGTTCTGGTCGAAATCCTTGCGCGCGTACTGCTCCAGCAGCGACTGCACGGCGGCGATACCATCGGCGTCGTCGCGGTCGACAGGGTTCGGGTTCAGCGTGGCGCTCTGGTAGTCACGGCGGAACGAACACTTGATGATCGACGCCGGGTAGGTGTCGCTGTCCTGCACCCACGCCTGGAGCTTTTCGATCCACTTCGCCTCGTCGAGCAGTTGCTTCTGGCAAATCCGCAGCGTGTCGCCCATGCCGGTGAGCGTCGGGTCGATGGCGGTGGTCGGCTGGCCGAGCATCGGATCCTGGATGGGCGGCTTGACCTGTTCCTTCGCCTGCCAGGAGAAGCTCAGATCGTCAGGCACCGTCATGGCGGTGATCTGGAGCGTGCCGCGGTAGACGATGGGAGTCTGAACGCGCCGCGTGTCCTTGCCAGAACGCAGCTCAATGGGTGTCTGCCCACGGCGCGGGTCATTGACGTTGAAGCGCGCAGGGAACAGGGTCTTGTTAGCCTCGCGGAACTCCCACAGCGCGTTCTTGCGCTGCGTCAGGTTGTCCGTCTTATTCCACCACACATTGACGTCCGCGGTGATGGCCGGCGGAATCTCGGGCCGCACCTGCGGGGCCTCGGCAGCGGCAGGAGCAGGGGCGTCAGCGGTCGCAATGGGGAGTGGCATGGCGGCAGCCTAGACGAAAGAACCCGCCGGGGAAGCCCCCGGCGGGTTCTTTCGGTCGCCATCGCGTCGACGGGTACTAGTCGACGTTGTGGTCGAGGCTCACCAGCGAGCGGCCGGCGGTGACGGCCACGGTGGCGGTCACGAACAGGACGGTGGCGCTCTGGATGCTGGTGTACTCGGTCAGACGCGCAGCACCGGCGAGGATCTGCGTCGGCGCGGCGACGAAGTATTCGACCACGTCGAGGCCAGCAGGGGCCGGGGTGGTGCCGGTCCACGCGCCGACCGCGCCGACGTACAGCGTGATGACGCCAGCGGTCACGGTGAAGGTGATCTCGGGCGGGACGGTCGCAGTGCCGGCGGCCGGGGCGTTCGAGCAGCGCAGCAGCACACCGTTGGCGACGACCAGATGCAGGAGAGTCGGCACGCCAGCGGCGATGAGCGCGGGCTGCCCGGCGGTCGTGGCCCCGGTGTCGAGCAGCGCGGTGGCGTTGAGGACGGCGTTCGCACCGAAGGCGATGGCGGCGGCCAGAGCCTTGACGGCGACCGTCTCGGCCTGGGCGGGGGCGAAGGCGTTGCCGAGGGGCTTGCCGCTCAGGGGGTCGGGCAGGGACGCGCCGTAGAGGGCGATCTGGCCGTCACCGCCGGGGCGGTTGATGATGACCTTGGCGCGCTTGTTGCCGGCGGTGCGCTCGGAACCGAGGCCGACGCCGCGCACGAACGCGCCGCGGCCCATCTCGCCGACGGCGACGGGGGTGGTCATCGCGGTCACGGCGAGCGCCGTGAAGTCCGCAATGGTGACGGGGATGCCGTTGATCAAGGTACACCTCCTGTAATAATGCCGGGATTGGCTAGTGGTGTGCCGCAATCTTGGCGCGATGCGCCGCGGATGCAAGCCTGCGCGCAACTTTGCGGCACTCGGTACACCACAAGACGCGCTTCGGCCACCGAGTCGTCAGGATCATCGGGCAGCCGGAACACGCGCGACGCAGCATTTTCGCCCGCATGCTTGCAGCCAGCTTGCGATTTCGGGACTGTGCTCCCGGTGCCGCGTTGACGCGGTTAGCCACGGCCCGATGCATGCGCCGACGTTCAAGCGTCTGATGCTCGCTGATATGTGCACCTAGCGTTGCAATACACTGGAGATTCTCAATCGCGTTGTTGAGCGTGTTTCCGTCAACGTGGTGGATGCACCCGCCGGGGGGGATCGGCCCGCGCTCGCGCTCCCATGTGTAGCGATGGAGCTTGACCGTCTTGCCGTTCATTACGCGCCTCGGGTATCGGTGGTCCCGGCGAGCTTCGTTGTACCACCATTTCATCCCGTATGCGACGATGCTGCCCATGACAGGATGGTGGCATATGACACATCGGTGTCAATCACCAGTCGTCGGCGTTGGGGTCAACGGGATTCAGTTGCCGCTCCCGTTCCTCTTCGATGCGGCGCTTGACCTCGTCGGACAGCAGGACCATGGGATCGGTGGGGCTGACAACGGGCGCTTCGCCCTTGGGCATGATCTGGTAATCGGCGGCAGCGTCGAAGGCGGGGTCGAGGGTGTCGTCGTGCGCACCATTGGGGAAGCTCCGGTTCTCGCCCTCGAACGCAGCGAACCAGGGGGCATCTTCCGGCGCAGCGACCATGCCGGCGTTCAAGATGCCCTGGTACGCCATGCTGCGTTCCATCTTGTCGCGATGGCCGCGGCCGGCGAGCGGCTCCAGCGTCAGGAAGTGGCCCGCGAGGGTCATCTGCTGGTGCAGGACGGGTTGAAACAGGTTGAGGAGTGCGCCGCGCTCGCCCTTCACGAACCGTGGCCGCCACAGGCGGTGCATGTGGATGAGCGTGCGTGCGATGACGGCGTAATCCGCCGTCTGCTGCCGCCAGCAGTCGAGGATGATGAGCCGCCCGAGCTGATCCTTCGCCCACACTTCGATGCAGGAGAAGTCGGGGTCGTCTTTGTTGACCTGACGCTCGGTAGCCGCGAAGTCCATGTAGAACACGGGAATGAGGCCAAGTCGGCTCTTGAGTTCGATACCGCTGCCACCGAGGCGCAGGATGCGGCGCGGGTCGAGATGCCCGCCCTCCATCTTCACCGGGTTCTGGTTGTATTGACCGGGGTAGTTGGCGCGCATGGCGGCTTTGAGAGCCGCGGTTTCCTTCGGGCCGATGCGCGCAGGGTGGAGGAGGTCGCCAGCTTCGCGCGTGGCGTAGATCTTGCCGTTGAAGGTGACGACAGTGCGGCTCGGAGCCTCATTCGGCAGGACGATGTGCGTGTATTGGTCCGCTCCCGTGGCTTTCTGCTGGTCGAGCAGGTAGCCTGTCGGATCGCGCTCATGGAGCCGCTGCATGATGCCGGTGATGGTGCCGTTGGCTTGGTCGTTGAGACGGTTGCGGAACGTCTCACCGAGCCACTCGTTGACTTTCTCACGCACGGTTTCGCTCATCGCATCCTGGCTCTGGAGGATGTCGTCCCACAGCAGGTGGTCGCCACCGCGACCCATGATCGTGCCGGCCGCACCGGCGGCGTTGCGGCTCGCACCGTTCATGGTTTCCCACTCGGCTTCGGTTTCCTTGCGAACGATGACGCTCGGGAACAGCGTCTTGTACCAGTTGCTCTTGATGATCTCCAAGGTCTTGCGGCTGTCGCGCACCGCGAGCATGGCGGTCGCACCGGCGCTCAAGACGCTGGAGCGGAACGAGTCGTCCTGTCCGATCATCCACGCCGGGAATCCCTGGCCGATCAGCTCGGACTTCAAGAACCGCGGGGGGATGTTGACGATGGTCCGCTTGAGCTGGCGCTTGTAGACGGCGGTGAAGATGTCGCACAGGTAGTCCAAGTGCCAATTCCATTGGATTTGCTTACCGGCGATGAAGTACCGGAACGCAACGAAGCACGCAAGGTTCTTGCGAGCCGCATCCCGCAGGTGGACGAGCAGGTGCGCGGCGCGTGTGGAGTCGCGCTGGTGCAGCGCGTTGAACTCATCGCGCGTTGGAAAATCGTTCGGGTGGAGGATCTTCGTCATTTAGAGCCTTTTCGTGACGGTGTCTCAATGGCGCGCTCGACGCTCCACCCGGCCTTGAGGCGACGGTGGATCATGTTGTGCGGAAACCCGAGTAGCCGACACCACGCCGACAGGCACATGGTGTGTCCACAGTACGTCAACATGCGTGTGGTCCGCTTGTTCGCGAGCTGTTGGTGCGGCGTGGCCCATCGCACGTTGCCCGGCTCGTAGTTGCCGTTGTTGTCGATGCGGTCCAGGCTCATGTGCTTTGCGGGACGACGCCCGATGTGCGCAATGAATGCCGAGAAACCGCGTGGTGGTCGCCACGCATCACACACATGGATGCCGCGAGCGCCATAGAGCCGGTAGTTGGGGTGATCGGGGTTGTGGCAGCGTTGGATTGCATCGTGGAGCGCCCGGTACTCCGGCGTCGTGTTGAGTGGCATGTACGGTGGTGTACATTCGATTGTACATTCGTCAACATTCTTTTACATTGGCGAATGTACTTGTACGCTGCGTCAGTCTTTTTTATTTATATGGTGTTTTATATAAAAGGGTACCACTACGCCAGCAGCGCCTCGGCGTCGGCGGTCGCGGACGGCGCTGCGCGCGGTTGCGTACCGATTGGATTTGGATCGCGTCCATCCAGTACATGCGGGACGACCGGCTTGGCCTTGGCTGCCGCAATGAGGTCGGATAGCGCAGCATCGTCCGCGTCAAGCATGCTGGCGGCGGTCTGATGCAGGTGCAGGTGGTTGTGGGTGGACGTACTGGTGGCCGCCCCCAGGCCCATGAGGTCGCCGGCGGCTTTGAAACCCTTGATCGCTGTCTCCAGATCACCGGCGATAGCGGCCATGCGGGCTACCGCAGTCGTCTCGCAGATGATGTCCTGTGGGGTCGGGGGAACCGAGAGGTCCTCCAGGCGTTCAATGAGGCTCTGCTGGAACGACTGCACGACAGCGATGACTGGCGCGGGGTCTGTCGGGGCGATTGTCGGCGGGATGTTCTTGCCACGGCTGCGTTGGGGCATGCAGGACCATAGCGCGATTGGATGGGATGGGAACGGGAGTCTCACGGAGGGACCCGCAGAAGGGACCCGCAGAAGGGACCCTTTTCACAACGCGCACATAGCGGGGTGGGGGGGAACCCTTACCTCCCCTGCGCGCAGGGTCCCCTTTCGCGATGCACCCTCCCCCGCCCACCCCCGACGCGCCGGCCCACCCCCGACGCACCAGCCCACCCCCGACGCACCAGGCGCGCAACACTGCGCAATGATACATCATCGCATGTACGATTGTGCAGAATGATACATGTAGGGGAGTGATCGCGCATGGCATCGTGAAGGATGAGGATGGATGATGCATCGAGCGCACCATTATGCCTCATTAATCGGGTAGGATGATGCCATGCATGAACCCCCCCTCCATGTACTGTCTAAAAGTGAAATCGCTCCGCGCACGCGCACGCGCCGCCACGGTCGCACAAGCCGTTGT